CGGAGTCATTCCCAGATGCAGTAAAGAAGGGAAAGATTCTTGCTTTCGAGAGGATGCAAGCTCTGCTTACGAACGATGATCTGGCCGAAAAGGCTCCCTTTGCTTTCTTCGACAAGGCGGCAAAGGCATTCGAGATCTACTCTAAGTACGAGACTCCCGAAGTTTCTTCTCCTAATGCTCCACAAAATCAAACTAATGTTCAAATGAATATCTTTAGCAATCCTGAACAAGTATCTGCTCTTACCGACGGGCTTAATAAGGCCCTCGAAGTTTCTCAGATGTATGCCGAACTATCCTCCGGTACAGTTGATGGATCTACTACAGAACAATACCTCATCTCTGAAAGAAGCCGAAGCAATTCAAGCAGCGATGGGACAGGAGAAGATTAACCTTCTTCGACGAAAAGCGAAGACTGACCTATACTTTCTAACCACTACTATTCTAAAGTATAATAAACTCTCTCCTGGTTTACACGGACACTTCGCTACTTGGATGCGAAGAACTAGCAAGAAACAGTATCGTTTGATTCTTCTTCCTCGTGGTCACTATAAGTCTACTATTACTACGATCGGCGATTCAATTCAAATTGCACTTCCTGACGATATTGGCAATGAACCTTATCCGAGAAATCTTGGACCAGAGGTTAGAATTCTAATCTCACATGAAGGTCAAGAGCACGCCTCAAGGTTTCTAACTTCTATCACATCTCATTTCAGAACTAATCCTCTTCTTCTGGCTCTCTATCCTAAATGTATTCCAGGAAAGAGCCAGAGAATGAATAAGACAGAATTGGAGCTTCCGAGACAAAGCTTCTGGGCAGAACCTACATTCGATGTAATGGGTGTAGGAACGCGCGCACAAGGACGACACTATGACTATCTCAAGCTCGATGACATTTACGGAGCTGAGGCTAGAGACTCAGAAGCTGTCCATAAAGCCACCATTCTTTGGATTGATAACATACAATCGTTTCTGCTTACTCCATCCACCGACCATATTGACTTTATCGGAACCCGATACAAGCACGATGATGTCTACAAGCACATCATGGATGTGTATGACGAACAACTTATCCGTTACATTAGACCTGTTGTAGAGTATAATCCAAAGCTGGATCGACGGGTAGCTATCTTTCCGGAACAGTTCCCAGAACATACTCTCAAGATTCTTCAGAAGAATGCCATTGTTTACAATTCTCAGTATCTAAATGATCCTCTTGCGGGAGATGCAGAGTTTGATCGTGACTGGGAAAGGTACTACAAGAGAATCAAGTGGGATTCCTTAGATCGAAGAATCTCTTATGAAACTGTCGATGGAAGGCAGGTTACACAGTCTTGGTTAGAACTTGATCGTGTAATCTTCGTCGATCCAGCGACCAAAGGAAATAGTGGAATCGTTGTAACTGGAACAAACTCCGACAGAAATCCTAAGGCATTCATTCTAGAGTCCATTCAGAAGCCTCTTCAACCTCCTGCTCTGGTTAATCTCATCTTCGAGTTAAACCGAAAGTGGCAGCCGCGGGCAGTTGTTATCGAAGAGGTTCTATTCTCTCAGCTCTTTCGTCATTGGATTCAACGAGAGCAGCAAGTTAAGGGAGAATACTTCAGAATCATTCCTGCTAAGACCAAGCAGAAGTCCAAGGAAGATCGCGTGCGAGGTCTAGCTACATGGTTCGCGAATGGACAAATCTGGCTGCACGAGAGTGAGGAAGAACTTGTAAGACAGTTTAGACAGTTTCCTGGAATTAAAGAGTACCATATGTTAGATGCACTGGCCTATGGTCCTGAGTTCTGGAGAGCTTCTGCTGGAAGTGATGAGATAGAAAAGAGAGAGTCCGCAGTAGATTATATCAAGAGAACCAGAGATCCCATCACGGGATATTCTAAGGTAACTTCTAGCCAACCTAACTATAAGGGAGGAATTTTTAGATGACTCGTAACTTTCTTCAAACTCGTGCTACTACTGCTGTCGGTGGTACTCTTGGTTTTGGAGGTATCGTTCTTTCTCTTCTTCCTGCTGATGTTCGTGATCCCTGTGTAAATGCTGTAGCTTCTTCTGGTTCCCCTCTCACCACTTCTATTCTTATTGTGGCGGGACTCCTTCTCACCGTGGTGGGTCCTTCTCTTGCCAAGAACAAGAGTTCGGAAGATCAAGGCAAGTAATATAATTCGAGCATTAACTCGCCTCAAAAAGAAGTGGCTACCTCCCGCCGAGTTCTTTAAGAAGTGGAACAAGTACAGGAAACTTCTCTACGAAACGTGTGAGTATCAAACCTTTCTAGAGGAAGTGAGGTCGCGAGCGGGGGGTATGTGCCAAAGATGCGACAAGAAGGGAAGAGAGGTTCATCATAAGATACGAGTATATGATGATCCTTCTCGTGCATTAGATGTGAACAATGGTGAGTTACTTTGCAAGAGATGCCATAACCTTCATCACAAAAAGGAGAAGAAGAAGGAATGATCTATAACAATAACCCCTTCTCTTTAGAGCCACCTCCTCCTAAGAAGCTATTCAGTGACTTTCTTTCTTCTCTTCCTACTTCTCCCACTCCTCCTCCTGAACCGCCCCCTCCCCAAAATATTCTAATCCAAGCAATTCAGGAGCTTGGAAGGAAGAGTCAAAAGGGAGCTAAGGCTTTTCAAGATGCGGGAACTGCACAGAAAGAAGCATGGAAGAAGTTTCTAGCCAATCCTACAGCAGAAAATAGCTTTGATATCGTAGGAGATATGGCTCTTCCAATGGCGGTAACTACAGGAAGAGCTTTTAAGTCTGTCGCCGCTTACCCCGCCGCAGGAGACTTTCTCGACAATCTTTATTCTAGGTTAAATGCTGCTCTGATTGGAGGCCCAGGAAAGGCCCAGGGAAAGCAGTGGTTGGCACACATTAAGAAGAATGTTCCTCAAGGGGAAGTTTCTCATACAGGGCTCGACAAGTTTTTAAACAATAATTTAGATCGTGTCATCACTAGCGACGAAGTATTGAAGGCCGCAAATGAGAATCCTGTCAGACTAGACGAAATTCAAAAAAAGGAATATGAAGATTATTTTCCTAACTTTGGATCTAAAGTTAAAATAGATCCCAATACCTACAAGGAAACTATTTTTCAGTCAAATCTTCCCAAGAGAGCTCCTAGTGCGGATGATGCAGTCGTAGCAAAAGCACAAGAAAATCTTACTAAACTCGAAGATCAGTTGGATGATTTGAGGGGTGCATTGGAAGAAGCTAGAAGGGATCCAAGAGATTTCGGAACTGCGATGCTGATTAGAGGGGACATGGAAGTAGTTAGGAGTAAGATAGGACAGCAAAAACTTCGGATAGAACAACATACGCTAAAGCAAAATCCAAAGCACTTTTCTGGAATTCCAAACCAAGTTGCTTGGCTCAGAAGCGCAATGGGAGAACTAGATGGGCAAAAAGTTTTAGCCTTCGGGGAAGGCCAGTCAGATCCTCACCAACTAGCCCGCGTTTTTGGTTATCTCTCTCCGGATGGAACTGCTTTACCTGAAGAAGCTGCGAGATTAAAGTCTAGGCTAGACAAAGCACAAGAAAATTTAGATGCACTCGAAAAACTACCAAAAGATAAAATAACTACAGAATTGGACTATAATTTAAGAAAGGCTTTTCTAAAGGCTGACGATGCAGATCATATGTATGGTCAGTATGTGGGACAGTCAGAAGGGTCGGGAGGAGTTCTTCCCTTACCTTTTCAAAAAGATTCCGAGTGGTCAGAACTCCTCTTGAAGAGAGCTTTACACGAAGTATCCCAGAAGGACCTCGAAGGAATTGTATTCCCTACTGGTAGGGCAGTATCTCAAGCCGTGGGAATGCCGGAGGGAGGAAGAAAGTTCTACGACAAAGAACTTCCAAATCAATTAATGGAGTATTTAAAGAAACAGTTTGGAGTGGAAACTGCTCCTCAGCAAATCATGTCAGATGTTCCGGCTACTATCAGAGATGTTTCAAATCTTTTAGACCCAATGATGGTTGGTCCAAGGCAGTATGCAGTTCCAGACCTTCCGGGACCACTCCCCGAAGGATATGAGATGGATTTCAGAAATATTCTGAATGCTTTGGGCACTGATCCAATGGAAAGTCAGCCGACTTCAATTCTAGATCAATTAGGTAGATCTGGGGTGGGAAGAATTGTAAATATACTTAACTCTGAGAATCCTGTATCAAATGTAGGTTTAGATACATTCATGAACGATTACAAAATTGCTGCTCAAAATTTATACAAACCTCCCCAAAGCTTTGGCACTTTCATTCCAGTTCCCGAAGAAGCCCGACAAAAAATCCTCACGGATGGTCAACGCTTGTGGGCCGCATTTCTAGCTGCGGGACTTCCCTCCCTCCTCTCACAACAAAAGAAAGATGATCCTAAGAGAACTAGATCTAAAGGAAGCTGAACAAGAATCTCTTGAGAGTGTTATTCGAGAGATCATCTCTAAGTCCTTCTGGGTATGGTATTTCATGAATACCGAACGAAGGCTTACTACTCTTCGCTGGTGGATCTTCCGCAAGACATTCGTTGTGCGAGATCTTTATCCAGTGTTTGAGCTTCTCTTCGGCCCTCCAAATAACCAATCATGAAAGTCACACGCAAACTAGGGAATCGTGTAGACATTCTGGAGATTCCCACCCGCCTCATTAATAACGAAATGCGCATCGAGATTACTAATAATGTGGGAACTCCTCAGGTTACGGGAGCCGTATTCTTCTTGCGGGGCGATCTCGCTCAAGCATTAATCAAGTCTCTTTATGAAGGAATGCGATTGGACGATCCAAATGGAGAGATTGCAGTTTATTCGGTAGATCAGGATTAACTTAATATCATTATTCTTCGTACCAGCGCAGTTGCAGTTCCACGCCGAAGGCGAATAGCCGCGGCCCGCTGGGCCGCGCTTAACATCCTCCAACCCTTCACTATCATGGTAGTCCAACATGAAAAACAACAAGCTATATTCAAAGTGGAAAGCTGATGGTTGGTACTTGTATGTTCTTTCGAATGGTACTGATTATTATATCGGAATTACATCAAATCCTGGTAACCGTTTACGGGATCACATAAAGAGATCTCGACTTTCGGGAAAAATTTGGTATCAGTTTATACGCCCGGTGGGATTTTACTGGAGAGCATTGGAATTAGAGAGAGCATTAAAACGAATGACTAAGGCTTTTGTTTGGACATCTATGAGCACAAAGGAAGATTTTGAAAGATTTGTGCAAGGTGTACCAGAGCGAACATACGATCAAATGTCGGAGCATGCGAGGTTCATTTACGATCTCTACCATAAGGAAACTAGATGTATAACCGCCACGTAAGTCTCACAGAAGATCAACATCGAGATATTGTCTCGTGGTTAGAAACAGAGTTAACAAATCATCTGGCTGAGCGTGGAGAACTTATTGATAAGTTCATTCGCTATCAGTCAGATTACCTCGCAGAGCCTTCTACAGAGGTGGCTACCTTCCCCTTTGTGGGCGCATCCACTATTATTATTCCACTGACTGCGATTGCACTTGAAGCTGTGCATTCACGCACAATGCAAACAGCCTTCGCGCACGATCAAAATATTGCAGCGAAGATTAAGAATCCAGAACAATCTGAACTCGAACCAGAGCTTGAGCGTTATCTTCACGATGAGTTCATGGTGGGTGGAGAGTTCAAGAGAAAGATTGAACCTGCGATTCTTGAGGTCGAAAAGCTCGGTACGGGAGTAACAGAAGTAAATTACTGTTATTCTTCTAAGAAGGGATTGCGGGTTAGCACAGACGGAAAAGAAGAGGAATTCGAAGTGGTCATCAAGAATGGCCCTGAATTTAATTCGGTTCCTGTTGCTAACTTTTTGATGCCTTTCGATTGTACCGATATTCAAGATGCTCGTTGGTGTGGTAAGGTGTTCTGGCTTACTCCTAATGAAATCCGTCAGCGAGAAGAAGATGGATTCTTTATGGAAGGTACATATGAGAAACTTGAACATATGTTTACGCCAGGTACACGAGACACAGATGATGCATCAAAGTATAATGATTCAGTCAAAGAGACTACACTGACTGATTCCGGTTGGCCTCTTGAGATCGAGTTCTACGCTATCTCAACTTGTTGGGAAATCGTTGAAGGTCGATACGAAGAGTTCTTTATTCTGTATCAGCGGGAAATGCAGGAGATTGTAGGCATTTGGAATAACTGGTATGCCGATCTTCGGCGTCCTTATCACAAAGCAGTCTACTTTCCTGTAGAGTTTCGCTGGTACGGTATTGGACTTGCAAAGCAAAATGAACAGTTTCAATACGAGGTAACTGCACAACACAGGACGCGCCTCGATAATGCTACGATTGCTAATATGCGAATGTATAAAATCAAGCGCAATGCTAGCATCAAAGAGAATGAGCCTATCTTTCCTGGCAAGTTTTGGTTTGTCGATGAGATGGATGACATCCAAACTCTTGAGATGGGAGATGTAAAGGCTTCTGCTTATAACAACGAGAATCAAG